TTCAAGCGCAATAGACTTAGACAGAGTAAGGTTGCCTAAAAGGAGAGTTTTAAGTTATATTTGTCCTTGGCAATATAGAGGAGAAGGATGTTTATACGAATACAAAGACAGGTTAAACGAAGATGTACATGGAACGGCCACCGCAATACCAAATAAGAGCGATTCAAGTGGAGTATCAGCACCAGTTTGCGGCACTGAAGATGACCAAGTAATTAAAGACATGCCTTTATTTGATGGAGTTCCCTTCTCAAATAATCCTAGCAAATGGGGTTCATCAACTAAGTATGAAAAAGGAAATGTAGTTTTTATAGCGAAAAAAGGTATAAACTTTTATTTTGTTGCAAAGTCAGAGGTCCCAATTAACACACCTCCCCCAAATGGACAATATTGGCTAGCAGATCAATGCTCTAAGAGCGTTAAAGGATGTAAAATTAGATTTGGAGAAAATCCTTTACCTTTTGGAGGATTCTATGGAGTATCTAATTATAATAGAGGGGCATTTTAATGGTTTCTGAGAAGATAAAAATAAAGATAAGAGAACACGCATTAAAGGAAAACCCTGAAGAGTGCTGTGGCCTTTTGCTTTTAAATAGCAAAAATGAGCTAGAAGCTTTTCCTTGTAGGAATATTGCTCAAGATAAGGAAAATGAATTTGTTGTATGTCACCTAGATTACTTAAAGGCGGCAATGAATGGCAAAATTGTTGGGATTTATCATTCTCACTGCATACAAGACAACTCTTTCTCAGAGCTAGACAAGCAGATAAGCCACAAGCTTAACCTAAAAAACATAGTTTATATACTAAAAAGTGATTCTTTTGAAGAGTATTCTCCAGAAAATTACTATAATAAATACGTTGATAAAGATTTTGTAATTGGGGTATCTGACTGCTTATCAATAGTAGAAAACTATTACAATGAAGAATTCGGTATTAAAATTTTCCATTATGAAAGAACAGCAGATTGGGATAAGGATTATCCAGAGTTTGTAAAAAATAAATTAGCAGAGTTTTGCGACTCACAAAATTTTGATAAATTCTTTGAAAAAGAAAATTTCGTTAAGATCGAAGGAATAGAAAACGCCAAAAAACACGACATCATTGTTTTCAAATACCTAGAAAATTACCCTTCACACTTTGGTATTTATCTTGGGCAAAACCACATTTTACACCAACCAAGAAATAAAAAATCAATCATTGAAAAGCTCACAGACGCAGAGAAAAGAAGAATCTATTGCTTCATAAGGAGTAATCAAATATGCTAACGGAAGAGATTAAAAGCAAAATTATTGAACACGCTAATACTTCTAATAATGAAGTATGTGGGCTTCTCGTACATTCAGAGTCTGGATTAGACATACAAAAAACAGAAAATCTGATTAATTCAGCTACTGAATTTATGATGAATTTTGACGGTCAGTCTAATGTCGCTGCCTATTATCATTCTCATATTAATTTTGACGCTATTTCAGAAGTAGATATAATTGTATCTGAAAGATTAGGATTACCATGCATTGTCTACAATAAGCAAAGCGGATCTTTCTACACCTATAATCCAAATAGTTATAAAATTCAATACACAGGAAGACCTTTTCTTTTAGGCTTTGCAGATTGTTTATGGTTGGTTAGAGACTATTACGCGCACGATTTGAATCTCCATCTTTGTCCAGAGTTAGAAATTCTTAAAAATAATGTTTCTGAAGAAGAGTACAATAAAACAGCAAGCAAAAGACTTCTAGACGAAGAAGCCGCTTTAAAAGATAAAGACGACTATTTAAAGAGGTACTTTGAATACAATGGATTCAGGCAAGTTCCTAATTTTAGAAAGAACGATGTTTTAATAATGAGAACAAAAAGGTTCGATTTCCCAATTCATTGCGCCGTTTATCTTGGAGAAGACATGATTTTGCATCATCCCGGAAATAAACCTTCTCTTACCGAAAAGCTTTCTAACCAACACAAAAAATGGGTAATTTATATAATGAGGCATAATCTTTATGACTAACGTTACTTTACACGGAGAAATAGCAGAATATGTAGGAAGGGAAAATTGGAGTTTAAAAGTAAATTCTATAAAGGAAGCATTGCGAGCTATCCAAGTTTTGTCCAAGGGTAAGCTACTGGAATATCTAATTGGAGCAGCAGAAAAAAGCGTAGAGTATAAGGTGATTGTTAATAAAAGAGAGATAATGAATCCAGAAAATATTTCTCTAGAAAAACCAGAGTCTATTCTTGACTCTGAATTAGTAATGATAAATGAGAAATTAGAGACTTTAGATATTGTGCCTATTATTAAAGGTGCTGGTGGAGGCGGCAACAGTAGCACCAAAGGAATACTAGCCTTAGTGTTGGGCGTTATACTAATCGCAACAGGTATTGGAGCAGCAGGAGGATTTGCGCTCATGGGAAGCACTTTCGCTGCTGGAGCGACTTCTACAGCGCTTATTTCTGGTGCCTTAATTGGAGCAGGTATCGGATTAGCCGTAACAGGCGTTACTTTGTTAATGATGTCTCCTCCAAAATTTGAAGACTTTAGAAAAATTCAACAAGACGGCAGCAAGCCAAGTTACTTATTTGATGGACCTTCTAATGTTATTGGAGAAGGCGGACCTGTTCCAATTGGATACGGTAGAATGAAAATTGGATCTCAAACAGTTGAAGTATCCGTTAACAATGTTGAAATGGACACTAAATCAACAGCAGCAGATGTAAAAGACTCAATTAACTACATATAAAAAATGAACAACTTTGAAGATTTTAAATACATAAAAGGCTTTGGCGGTGGAGGCGGTAGTTCGCAATCGCCACAACCAACTGCCGCTTATGAAGACGTTGAAGGATTTGTATATAACGGACAGCCTTATGGAGTGTACCAATTTGCAAAAGTAAAAGATCTTTTATCAGAAGGGCCAATCGGCGGACTTCTTGAAGGGCAGTATTTATATTCTGGTCAAGTTGGCGATTTAGGATTTAAAAAAGTTATTTATAATGAATACTCTTCTGTAGTAGGAGAGAACAGTGAATCTAAATATTTAAGATCTATCCAGTGGAACCAAACCCCTCTTTTAGACAGCCAAGAAAAATACAATTTTCAACAAATAAATGTCCAAGTAACTAATGGAACTCCAGAAGGCACTTCATTAGATCAAGTTTTCGATAGCGTATCTTATATTCGCTCCATAGGAGAAAGATTAAGAGGCCCAAATCAACTAGCTAGGACAACAGATGAAGTCCTTGATTACCAAAGGACTTACCGCATATTAAATAAAGAATGTAAAAAAATAAGTTTAAATTTTAGAATATCTTCTCTTTATGTGACTTTGAAATACCAAGATTTAACGGAAGTAAGGGATGGGAAAATAAAGATAGAAGGAGTTGAATCAGCAACGGCAACTGATTTTAAATTAACCCGCACAGGAAGAGAAACCGAAGATGGAAATCTCGACGCTATAGTCGCTGGTGCTGGGTCTGTTATACGAAATAAATTCAAAATAAGAATTAAAATCTCTCCAATTTACAATGAAGGATATAACGCTAATCTTCCAACACTTGATTTAACTTCGAATACTGCTACAATAATTAAAGACAATCAAAATTTAGTAATTGACGTAGACAACGTCCCTAAATTATTCGAAATAGAATCCGATGGAAAAGTAACTCAAGGCTATTCTAAGCAAATCATTTTAAACACATCTAATGTTTTTTCTGGATTAAATGAAGACCAAAATTGGGCAGGTTGGGATATTACAGTATTAAAAATCACTCCAGAAGACACTTTTTCAGCAAGAGCATCTTTTATAAGTTTAGAAAGCATTACTGAAACATACTCTTCTTCGTTTAGATATACTAATTCTGCAATTGTTACTTCTAAATTTAACGCTGGATATTTTTCTAAAATACCAGAAAGATCATATGATGTTAACTTATTAAAAGTCAAAGTTCCTTTTAATTATAATCCAATAACAAAAACTTATGGCATAACTACTCCACTTGCGCCGACCATTACAACAACAATTTCAAAAACAGACGGAGAAACAACAGAAGATTTCTTTTTAGGAGAAAATGGTAATTATGTAAATGCCGACAATGTCAATCCTCCAATTAAAGATGGATTAGCTGCTCAATTTGACGCAAGCAACGCTTCTTT